ATGGTAATATGATTAATTCAATTAAAGAAATTATAGAAGAAGTATTATTTCAATTAGAAGAAGCTGGAATACCTAAAACTCAAGATGCATTCGATTTAATATTTGAAACAGGTTGTGCTGAAACAGGTTATCGCCATTTAGATCAAATGAAGGCTAAGAAAGGTATTGGTGCTGTTTCATTTTGGCAATTAGAACCGGCAACTATAAGAGATTGTTGGGATAATTATATTTCATATAGGAAACCACTAATTGAAGCTACTTATAAATTAGGTTTAATTGAAGAGAATAAAGTATTTTGTGTTTACTCTAATATTGCTTTAGCAGTAGCATTTACTAGAATTCAGTATCGCAGATTCCCAAAGGCTATACCAACTACACTTCCTGAAAGGGCAAATTATTGGAAGACTTTTTGGAATACAATTAAGGGAAAAGGTACAGTAGAACACTATATTGCAGCTAATCTACCACACGTTGATCCAGGTGAACCTGTTTAGTGGACTTACAAACTGCTTTAGATTCTTATGGAATCCCATTGACATTGGTCATAGCATTTGGATATTACATTTGGAAACAAAACTCATATATTCAAGATGAACTTGACCAACACCTAGATGATTCTTTTAATCGTTTAGAGGGTATTATAGTAAAATTAATAGATCAACAAAAGAGTATGCAAATTGAATTAGCAAAAGTTAAAGGGTATGTTGAGGGTATAGAAGATATACTTTGCAGATTAACTGGACTTAAAATAAAGGATAGAAATGATAATTGATACTTTAAGTAAATATCCTGAGATTGGAATTGGTAGCACGGTGGGAACATCGGCTTTACACTATTTAGGGTTGATAAATCCTATATTAAGCACAATATCGTTAATTATAGGAATTTGCGTGGGTTTAACTACACTCTATCTCCAAGTACAAAAACTAAGGAAATAACTATGTTACCAGTAATACTAAGACTATTAACACCTACACTAATAAAGACTATCATAAAGTACGTTACAGAAGAAAATGAATTAGACTTAGAAGTTAAGAAGATAAATAAAAGATTAAAGGCTCTGGAAAAAGATTCACACCCACAAAGGAAATTGGTGTGTAAGAATAAAAAAAATAAATGTGAATTAAAATAAAGGAGATAAAATGTTAGCAAAACTAGTAATAGGGTACCTAGAAGAAAATAAAGATGAGATAGTAGATGAATTAAATAAAAAAATAAATATACCTCTAATCTCTGAAAAAAAAGAAGAAGCTACTATATCTTCGGTGTATGATTGTTTTTTAGAAATCTTATCTAAATTATTATCTAGATAAAGCTTCTCGCAGACTATTTTTAGGCATTGCATGGGCATATAATTCTGTTTGACTAAGATATTTATGTCCCATCAAGTCTTTTAATAACTCTAAAGATATTCCTTTAGCCATTTTATGCATACCAAAAGTATGTCTAAATTGATGTAGGGTTATTTTATTTTTCTTACAAAATCTATTCCAAAGTCCAAAACTATTCTTTAAAACTTTAAGGGCTAATTCTCGTTCATAAACACTCTTAGCCCAAGGGAATAGTATTTTACCCTTAGAAAGAACAATCTCTTCTGCACGAGGTGATATTGGGACAATTAAGGGGTGTTTAGTTTTTCTTTGAATTATATTAATAGTTAATCCCACATCATCTTTTATAAAATCTTTTTGTGTTAAATGAAATGCATCGGTTGGTCTTAATCCTGTTTCATACATAAGTTCAAAAAAGGATTTATATCTACCGTTATAAACACTATCAGCATAATTATATATTTTGTTTAACTCTTCCATGGAAAAAGAATATGGTATTTTAGGTATAAGTTTCTTCTTAATAATTAATCCACCCAAATTAACTGCAATCCAATTATTATGGTGACAATAATTATAAAATTTTCTTATATGTACTATATGTTTATTAATTGTATTTGGGGTATGTGGAATAGAATTAACATAATCATCTAAATGTTCTTGTGTTATTTCATACAAAAAATTGGGATTTAAATTATTATGTTCATATACTTTTTTTAATACATAAGAACAATGATAATCGTTACTTTGATCTCCTTGCTTATATTTAATCGCCCAACCATCTCTCCTATTATAAGTGTGAAACATAAACTTTTCTACTGCTTCCTTATATCTTATAATAACACGACCTTTTTGTAGACTACTAGCCATCATATATGCAGTACCCTCATCTTTTGTTTTTAAAGATTTACATACAGATTTTCCATCTACATTTATTCTTATTTGCCAAAAAGAACTATCAGGTCTCTTAAAAGGTTTTGATATTTTCATATGCTTCTCCAGGTTATATTTATTAAATTTATCTACTTTAAGGAAACAAATTAAGCACCGATTCAAACATTTCTCGTTAGAAAATGTTTGTGAATCATAATCCGGGTGTCCGGGGTTCGAGTCCCTGCGCCGCTACAAGTTCTCTTCTATAACCCCACTCATTTATTCCAAATTTCTTTATAACCGTATGAAAAATTCATACGTTTTCAAAATACTCGACTTATATTGCTCAATTCTATTCATTTATTTAGACTCAGCTAATTTTTTATAATACTTATCTGTTTCTAAGTAAGATTTTTTATCAGACATTTTAGTATTTATTTTATATAAGCCTTCTTTTTCTAAATTTATAAAAGTAGATGCCATATAAAAATCTTCTTTACCACAGGGTATTTTCCACGTAGAAGGTAGTTCGGAGTTCTCTGCCTCAGTACCCTTATTTTCTTGTGATACTTGCAATCTCCACATATCGTCTTCGTGAATTAGTTCGTGAACGGGAGTTTTTTTTATCTCATCAACACTTTTTCCATATAGTTGAGCATATAATTTTGTGCAATTTATAATTTTATTATCACTAGCCGTTACAATCACTTGGTAAGTTTCATAATCTTCTTGAATAGTGAACTGAGAAGATGTATTTTGTGGTCGTTTTGACAAGTTTTCGATAGTTATGCCTAATTGATCTATTTTATCAACAAGATATTGGTTTTCTTTTCTTAATCTACTCTTGTCATTTAGTAGGTCTTTATTGCTTTCAACTAAAGAATTAATTAACTGTGTTGTTTCTATGCTTCCCATTGTGGACTCCTTAGATATGGTTTTGATTTGATAAGATTCACTAGATAAAGGTTCAAGTTCGGCTGTTCCTTTAAATACAACAACCTTTTTATCTAGTAATTCAGCTAAGGATTCCAGATGGTTTTGGCGAATGCTTTCAGCTTTACCAGTCTTCCATTTGTATACAGACAAGCGAGACACTGAGACTTTTTTGGCTATCTCTGTATCTGTTACAGTTGATTCTTTAAGTGAATTGATGATGCTTCTACCAATCTTCAATTGCTTCTCCATAGCTAAATTTAGTTAATAATACGAATATACTACAAGTGTATATTAAAATTATTAAATGGTAACTTGCAAGTAAAAAAGTTACCACTATAAAAAGTGTTTTGCCTATAAATATACTATTTCTTATATTAAGTATACATATTTTTAGTAAAAAGTTAACACTTAATAAGGAGAAGCATATGGCAAAAAACACACCTTCCATTGTTACAAAACAAGACATCTGGCATACACTTTCTAAAGTTAACGTAAACAATCACACAGAAAAGGTTGGAAAGTTTACATACTTATCTTGGACGTGGGCTATAGATACCTTGATGGCTCACTATCCAAATTCTAGCTGGAAGTTTTTAGAAGATTTAGAACATAGTAATACTAAGGAAGTTCGTGTAGAGCTTACCATCGAAGGTAATACATACTTTATGTGGCTCGCTGTTATGAACTATCAAAACAAAGCTGTACCTAACCCTGTAGCAACTGATGTAGCAAATGCAAGGATGCGTTGTTTAACAAAGGCAATTGCTGTAGCTGGTTTAGGTTTTTATATTTATCAAGGTGAAGATGTACCAAAGAATTCGGAGGAAAACAAGAAAACAACTGGGGTGCAGTCAACTTCTACAGTGCTTCTCCAAGAGTCTAAAGATACCGACAGTCAGTCACCCCAGTTAGATATATTAAAGACTATAATACCTTTTGGAAAAGAAAAAGGTAAAACATATGGAGAAGTAATTACCACACCAGAGGAACTAACTAAATCTATAAAGTATTGGGAATCCCATTGGAAGACCCAAAAAGCGAAGGAGGACGCACTTTTACATTTAGGCAATCTTAAGAGACTTAGAGATAGCCAAATTGTTCAGGGGGTTGCCTAGTGAAAAAAACAGCCTTTGCTTCCTTCTGCGAAAGCTATAATAATCCTTACGATAAGAGAGAAAAAAAAGAACTAGATAGACGTATCTCTGATTGCACTAGACATATGAACATATGTACAGAATGTAATTCAGTATATGAGTTTCGTAGTCCTACAGCTGGAAGAGGTTCTATGCGAGTATATAAATACTCACAGTTACCTAAGCTGGGCTTTCCTAAAAAGGTGTGTCAAAACTGTTTAGATGGCACTGTACTAGTGGAGCAGTATTAAATGGATGCCGTTTGTCAAGGATGTCAAGATAAGTGTTCAGAAGGATTTCATTCTGGTCAGCTTCTATATCACTACTGGGCAAGAACAGATGCTTACGGTATATACACAGGTCTTTACTGTGATGATTGTTATAGTGGTGATAAATACCCCTACAGGAAGGATGAATATTTTGATCCTGCATACGCTGGAGAAAGGATGTATCCAGATGAGTAGACCTAAACATCTCCAATATATATTAATACCTTATTCTCTTTTAAAGGAAGATTCTTTATCAGATAAAGAACGTATAGTATTAGCTAATATCTTAGGAGTAGTACAGGGTGGTGGTAGCTATAAGTTTGATAATATTTGGATAGCTGACTATTTAAACTGTCATCCTAATACAGCTAGCAGAATT